TCTACACCTCCGCGCATGGATTCGCTGAAAACCTTGGATTTAGCACGGACTTGGTTGATACGTTTACCAAAACGATTCAGATTAAATCTGAGAAGGGCAAGAAGTTAACCGAAGAAGCTATCACAGAAATGATTCAAGGAATCGGTGATAGCCTTGCAAAAAATGTATTGCCTAATTTAGAGGAATTCAGAAGGGCTGGAGAAACATCATTTTCAACACTCTCACGCTTAAATGATGAATTTGTAGCTCTTGATAATGGCGCGGTTAATCTGGGCTATTCGGTCTCTGCTGCCAACGATCTAATTAAGAGCATGAGTATTCAGGCCAGAACGGCCTTTGTCGATATGGCTGGTGGCATAGAAAATCTTAGTGGGTTGACTACATATTTTGCAAACAATTACTTATCGCAAGCAGAAAGAATTACGCCGGTAATTGCAAATCTGACTGCTGCAGCCAAGGATTTGGGATTTACTTATACAACAGATGTTACGCGCGAACAGGTCAAAGCGCTTGTTCAATCGCAGAGCATTAGTGCAGAAGCAAGAATAGGCTTATTGAAGTTGCTGCCAACTTTTGATCTGGTTAAAAATACGCTGGATTCGATTTATGGTAATGGGAATAAAGCATCTGACTCGCTTAATGATTTTGCGTCAAATCTACAAAGCATAAAGAGCGATCTATCGTCGACTTATCAAAATGAGCGTAATGGTATTGAGTCGACAATCAATAATTTAAAGAATCTTGCAACGCAGTTACGCGGATTCAGTGATGGACTCGCACTCGGTGCGCTATCCCCATTAACACCGGGCCAAAAACTGGATGAATCAAGAAATCAATTCAATCAGGTAAGAAGTGCCGCGTTAGGCGGCGATCAAAACGCATTAGCGCAATTGCCCACGGTTGCCCAGTCATTCTTGCAAGCCAGCCAAACGTACAACGCATCGGGCGCAGCTTATTTGTCCGATTTCGACATGGTGCAAAGCACTTTGCAAGCTGCGGAGGGTTCTGCTTTAACTCAGATAGATATTGCAACAAGCCAATTATCGGCGCTTGATGAAAGCGTTAAGTATCTAATTGATATCAAAAGCAGCACAAAAACAACCAATGAATTGCTTATTGATTTAAAAACGGCTGTACTTTCGAGTGCTGGCAATCCAGGCATAACTACTGCACAGATTCAATCATTTTTATCCGCCAATCCCGGATTAACTCCTGACCAGGTGGTAAATGCGGCAACACAATACGGCGTGTCTGGCAGCCAATTAAGTGCAGCAGGTTATGATGTTGCTCCAATCAATCAATCACTGGGCGGGGCGAGCGTATCAGATCAGCAAATTCTTGAGGCTTGGAATTCTGGCGCATCTCCGATGGATATTTATAATGCAGCCGTTAGAAACGGGGTCTCGTCGCAGCGATTGGCATCTGTTACTAACACACCGATATCTGTTATAGAGGATTGGGTAAAAGCAAACAATCTACCGTCATTTGCGAAGGGAACTGACTTTATTTCGCGTAGCGGATTGGCAATGGTTCACCGTGCAGAAGCGATTGTTCCTTCATCTACAACGGATGAAATCAAAAAATTGCGTGAAGAATTGGCAAAACTGCGCGAAGAACAAAACAGGCAAACCGGGGACATGATAAAAGTTACAGACATTACCAATCGCCAAAACGCTCAGGTAATAGCCAAGGCCATGGCCGATGCTGAGAAAAACAGACAATGGAGCGACCGCAGCAAAGCGGCGTTAGCATAAAATGGCCGTCGACTTTACAGCGTGGCTCACAGATCCAACGGCGATTCGGTGCGTATTGGTCGAGGCCGTTGCGAATGTTTCTGGATCAGATACAACGCGCTACCTGTCGACAAAGAATTATGCTGATACGGTGGGTGGAAGAATCTATGACCCGATAGTCAATGCCGAATCGGTGCAGTTAATCGAGCGCATGAGTTTGGATAATTCGCCATCAATGAGCTTTGGAGACATTGAGATCTATAACGTTGATGGCTCGCTTGATAGCTGGCTGACAGACATTTGGGTAAATAAATCAATCACGGTACTGGTAGGTGACGTGCGCTGGGCGCGCGCAGATTTTACAACGATATTCAGTGGTACTGTTGACGATATAGACAGCCGGTCGAGAGATACACTCAATATCAAAGTTCGTGACAAGTTGCAACGGCTCAATACTCCGATCACTGAAACCACGGTCGGCGGAACATCGATAAATAAAAATCAGTTAATACCTTTATGTTTTGGTGAGTGTTTTAATGTCAGCCCTCTTTTAATCGATCCAGCGACGCTTGAGTATCAAGTTCACCGGGGCCTTGGTATTGGTGCAGACAAAATAGAATCTATAATAGAGGTGCGTGATAATGGTGTGCCGGTTAGTTTTACGTACTCAGTAAGCTTGGTAAAAACGAAATTTACGCTTTCAGCGCAGCCATTCGGGCAAGTAACAGCCAGCGTGCAAGGTTTCAAGGATGTTTCTACCTGGATCAATACGATATCTCTGATAACACAGTCAATCGTTACAGAATACGGCGGAGTCAATAAATTTGCTTCTGGTGATTTGGATGCTGTGCAGCTTGCGGCATTTGATGCGGCCAATACTCAGGCCGTAGGTATTTATATCGAGTCACGAGAAAATACATTGAGTGTATGCAACAGACTGGCGGCAAGCGTGGGCGCGCAGCTGGTTATGTCTCGTTTGGGCAAGTTGCAGCTACTAAAGATTGAGTTACCAGCAAGCGGCACGGCGTTTGCAATCGATACCAACGACATCATTGAAAACAGCCTTAGCATATCGCAAAAGATACCGGTCAAGGCTGCTTTTAAAGTCAACTATGACAAAAACTGGACGGTTCAAGAAGGATTGCAAACCGGGATACCTGAAGAGCATAAAGATATGTATGCGCTTGAGTGGATCACGGTTACCGAGCAAGATGCGACTGTAAAAACAAACTACGCGCTGGATTCTGAGCCGGTAGCCGTTGACACGATGCTGCTGACCGAAGCTGACGCGACAACGGAAGCAACGCGCTTACTTGATCTTTACAAAACCCCACGTTTTGTTGTGACTTTTACCGGCACGGCGCGGCTTGTCGAATTAACGCTCGGGCAGCGCGTTACATTGACATATCCGCGCTTTGGTTTGGATGCGGCGAAAGAAGGCCAGGTGATCGGGCTATCAATTGACTGGTCAAACCTTATGGTTAAATGTGAGGTGATCGTATGACCGGGATAAAGAGCCGAATGATAACCAGGATGATGGTGGACAAATGGCCACGGTAATCAATAAGCGTGATGTTGAATTGCAAGCTGCCAGCCCAAGGACTGCCACGGTTAATCTTGGGTCAACGGTCAATGTAAACGGAACGGTAAGCGGGGACGTGACAGGAACGTTAAACGGGACTGCGGTAGCGACGGTAGTATCTGCGGCATTAAGTGCCACGGCTAACTATTTCACGACCAGTGCAAGCGATCCGACCGGAGGAGCAAATGGTGACGCACACTACAATAGCACAACGAATGTAATGTGGTTCAATATTTCTGGCACTTGGACTAAGGGCGGAACGATAAACGCTAACGCCATCACTGCGGGCACTCTAGCGGCTGCGCGAATAGCTGCAAATAGTATTACTGCTGATAAACTTAGTGTATCTTCATTATCCGCTGTTTCGGCTGATTTGGGAACTATAACAGCCGGAAGCATAACCAGTACATCTAGTATAGATATCACTGGGAAGGGGGTGTTTAGCGGGGCTTACGCATCATCAGGATTTACCTCGGCAGTGCATGCCAATATGGGGAGAGCGAGTACTTATGGGGTCGTTGCGAATGCTGGGACAAGTGGGATTGGTATAGTTGGTCAGGCGGCAACTGGCGCAACCGCTGGTGTAATGGGATCAACTGCAGCATCTGGTTCTATTGGCGTTATGGCGGTTAACTCTGGCGGTGGTACTGCCTTGCATGTGAGTGGAGCAATGACAATAACTAGCAGCGCGTTGGTATCAAACCTTCGCTCAGCAACATGTTTGCTTGCTGATAATTCCACCAAATGGGCTGGGTACTCAGGATCAGGAACAAGTACAGGAACATCTACGGCGACTCTGACATTGACAAACAAACCTGGATCAAATTCAACAAACACATGGTTCACGATAACAAACGGCTCAACAACTGTACGTTGGCCGGTTTGGACTTGAGGGGGAAATATGGCCAGAATTAGAACGGTAATAGTAGATCAAGACGAAGACATCATTTCATACGAGCATCATATTTACGGCAAGCACATCCGCATTCTTGTGGGGTTCGGCGCGCGCGATGTTGATGGTAATTTTACGCCATCTGCTGATCAAAACTACGAACAGATTGTTATCGCCGGGGATGAATACGATGCATTTATGGCTGGGAAAGGTGATAGACCGGCAGGAGAGTTCAGGAGGGCAGATCTTTGGGATCCTGTTGATTTGATGCGTGCAGATGTTATCTCGAAAAGAAATTCCCCTACTGACAAAAAAACAAAATGAGTAATTTAAGAATCATCTATAAGAATTTGTTTGACGATTACGACACGCTTACGCAGCTTGTCGGATCGACAGCTAGCGGCTTCCCTCTGACAAATTTGGTTGATGACACAAAGAGCAAAACATGGCGGTCTACTGATTTACTGTCGCCTAAAATCAAGGTTACGTGGGCTGCATCGCAAACACTAAGCGCGGTTGCATTGGCATTCTCAAATTTGATTATGGGATCAACGTTTCAGATTACTTTATATGACGCAACCAGTGGCGGCACTTTGTTGCTTGATACTGGGGCTGTAGATGTTGATTACTCATACGATGCGCCAATCGGGTTTGGCTCAATCGGATCGGCAAGTTACGCTTACGGCGGCGGCGCGAATGTTGCCTCTTTCTTCGCGCAAACATCAGGCGTTCGCAGAATGGAGATTGAATTCACGAGCGCGGGAAATCCCGATGGATATATTGAGATAAGCAGGATCATCGCTGGATCGTATTGGGAGCCAGAAAAAGGAGCGTCTTACGGAGCTTCCGTGGCTTTTGTAGATAGTACTATGGGACAAAGGACATCGGCCGGTGGATTAGTAACGGATCGCGGCACAATCCATCGTGAAATGAGCTTTTCTCTAGGCTCGATGAGCGCAACTGACAGAGCAAATCTGAATAATTTATTCCGATCTGTCGGCAAAAGCCAGCCGCTTTTTATCAGCTTAACGCCAGGCGAATCAAATACCGAAGGCGAATTATTCGGGCAAATTTACGGCAAGCTGGAAGGTGGGGTATCTGCGGAATTTGCGTTTTACAGGTACTACAGTTCACAAATTAAAATAATGGAAATGTGACTTTTATCACATACAGATTAAAAATAGGAGCATAACATGGCGTGGGGAATTGTAAATAAAAAAGAGGTCGAAGCCATGTTTGAAGAGCGAAGAAGAGAGGACAGGCGCGCTGTTGATGCTGATATTGCTAAGTGTAATGCAAGGCATGATGAGCATGCCAAGCTAAGAGAGGAGGACAGGAAAGTGCATACAGAAGCAATTACGAAACTCACTGAAGCGATAAATATCACCAATTCAACGCTTACAAAATACCTTCCAAATCTTATTGATGCTGAAGAAAAGAGAGCAACAAAGCACCAGCTTAAAGAGGGAGCTTTATTAATTTCTGCAATACTTGGCGCAATAATAACAATAGGAACTGTGCTACTATTTGTGTCTGCATATTTTAATGGATACTTCGTTAAATGATAAAATACTTTAAATCAAAAATGAGCGATTACTTAGTACCTTACTATTACGGGTGTTAATATGGGAATTTTAGCAAGTATTGCTGCGAAATACGGCATGCAGATTCTAGTCGCTCTGGCATTGATTGGCGGTATCGTTGGCGGTTATTTTTACATTAAACATACCGGGGCGACAGAACAGCATGCGGAAGATATGCGTAAACTTGAAGAGCGTAACAAGAACGAGCAGATCCAATCAGATATTCTTTTGGCAGAAGCAAGATCAGAAGTCGCAGCCATTAAAGCAAAACATGATCAAATATACATAGGAGTACTGACAAGTGCAAGCCAAACTATTAAAACTACTCAGTCTCAGCGTGATGCTGCTGTTAGTGAGTTGCTCAATCTTAGACAAAGAGCTGCAGCCGCGCCAAGTAATAGCAACACCGAAAGCAGAGAAGCCGGAATTCCCGAAAATAGTGCTGGAAGAACTGGAGCAATTGGCTGCGAAGTATCGGCTGCCGAAATCGAGCAAAGATTAGAAATATCTCGCATGGCTGAATTGTCTTTACTGGCATCAGGCTTTATACGTCAAGTTGCAACAGTCAAATGAGTAGCGGCATAGGCGGAACTGGATAATGGGCGCATTCTACACGAAGCCAAGCATGAGGGAAATTGATTCCGGTGGACTATTTAGACGACCGCGATATCGATTAACAGAGCCATTAATTTACAGATCCAGCAATATCGGTCTTGTTATAGTTGATTCTGATTTTGACACAGATTTCGACAGCACTCCACGGGTTCCTATTTTTTATATGCTGCTGGGTAATCGCGGAAAATACCCTGCTGTACTGCATGATAAACTTTACACGCCACCACACGAATCAATACCGGGCGTAACGGTAACCCGTTCGATGGCTGATAAAGTTTTGCGCGGCGCAACATACGAAAGTTTGAGGGTAACAGAGCCAGAAACACTGGCTGATAATTTGATCAATATCACTTGTTTATGGATAGCCTGGCTAATTTGGGCTGGTGCAAGAATAGGCGGTGCATCGCACTGGAAGTAAACGAAACATAACGCCGTGAGGCGATTTACAGGGGTGAGTTATGGCTGTCAAATCAATAATTTTAAACAGGGGCGGGATACCGATGTCCGCTTCGGAATTCCTTGCGCGAGCATTAAATATAAACGCAGCTCGTTTCTCACTAGACGGAAGCGGGAACATTATTGGATTTATAGATGCTGATGGCGCAGCAGTAGACGGCTCCCCACCATCATTCACATGGGCCACAAAACCGGCAGCCGGTGCGACAGGGTATGTCAACACGGTGGTTTTAATAACGAATTTGCACTCGCGCGGAACGACGGGCGGGTCGTTGTGGAGAAATACGGCTGAAGGGTACATCTGCGCGAGTGATCCAGTGCGCGTAACTTGGTCACAGATGTCGGACAATGACTGGTTTGGGGTTAGCGGCGCGCTTGCTCCAGCTACTTGGCCGGGTTTGCGCGTGCGCTGTACAGATTATTTTGTTGGCGGCGCTGATATTGTGAGTGATGGGACCAGATTTAGATTAGTTGGCAGCAGGGCTACACTTAAAAACCCGGCTGAGAGTTCGTTTAGTGTCGTAGCCGTAAATCAAACCACACAAATCGTAGCCTTTGCGACCTGGCCGAAAGGTTTGTACGCAAACGGAGACAGGATTATCGTAACACCGGTCGGCGAAAAATCGGGGACTTCCGACACGCAAACACATAAATTCGCCTACAGCACAACATCAGATACTTATGATTCCGGAACAGTTATCCTGACGACTAATGCTTTGGCCACCACTAGTGATTCGCTAGCGACTGCTTTACCGATAGAGCGAAAATCAAGTACTGAAATGAAGCTGAAGGGACTTGCCACAATCTCCCCGCAGCCCGGCGTCGGCCAGACAGCGCTTGCTGCTGTTGTTACGGTTACAGATCTCGATATTACGCAACCGTATCTTCTGTGGACAGTAACGACGGGAGCGAACGAAACCTTTACGCCCACGGGGTTCCTGGTCGAACTTTTGACATGCGGAGAATAAAATGGTAATGCCGAGTCAGGGATATTTCTCGAAAAATCGCGTCGCACAACACACGGCCAGCAATCAAAGGGTCTGGAATCCAGGCCACTACATAACTTTTTACACGGCAATATCCGATTTAGTAAGCGGATCTCTAAGCACAATAGCAAATACTATCTACACAAATATGAGTACGAGACCCGCGATCAAAGGGCCGAATATTACCATTATCTGGTCTGAGGTCGAAACCGCCTTTGGTGTTTATGATACCTCAATGCTAGATGCTCATGCGGCTAAATGCGCTACGCTCGGGCTGCATATGTGCATAAAGATAAGCCACAAAACTTTTGGAGGCGAAAACGCGGTGCCTGGCTACATGCAGGCAGGAGTTAACGATGCATTGTATGGCGACGATGACGGCGGAGGAACTGGTACGTCCGCAGGTGGCGAGTTTAAAACGAGTGTCGGGTATACGGTAAAACTTAACAATGAGGCGGTGTTCGAAAGGTTTTTAGCTTTTATCGATTATATCGGAGCGAGGTATAACACAAATCCGGCTGTTGAGATGTTGTACTTTAATGAGGGCGCCACAGGTGTACCAATAAATTACACAATCACAGCGGAGGTCGAGGATAATTTTTACGCAAATTTCGACAGGCTAGGTGCTGCTGCAAAACGCTCCGCTCCGCTTAAGGTTGTCGCAGTATTATTTAATTATCCAGCGGAACGTTTGAGTACGATGTACGCAGGGTTTATTGAGTCCGGTGTTGGGTTAGCTGATCCGGACGTTTTTACATCTACAATAATCGGGCAAACCGACGATTCAGATCCGATCAATCAGAACATCAAATTGGCTGGTGCCGCCGCCGCATTTAGCGCGCCGAATAATTACGATAGAGCGTACACATATCATGCGGACGCTGACGCCAGAATACCAATTGTAAGTATAATATCGCCCAATAGCTGGAGTTATTCGCACGCTTTTCAAACAACACCGCCGACATACCTACCGCCAGCGACAGCGACAGAGTTGTTTGAGTTTTGCCGTGACGAGCTAAAATCTACGCATGTGTTCTGGTACTACGATAATGTTACTCCAGCTGCATATGACGCCGGCACTGCGTATGATTACCGTGATCTGGTTACATCAGGAGGTGTTGTCTACCAATCAAAACCGGGTGGGTCCGCATCTAACACTGGTAACGCTGTCGGAAACACAACTTACTGGCACAACCTCGGCACTAATTACCCCGCGATCACTAATCAATTTTATCCGCTGATGGATACGTTAGCAGCGCTAGAAGGCGGTGGATTAAACGTCAAATATCCAGCGCTGCTGTGACTTTTCTAGTGCTTTGTTATTTCGGCGCTTTCAGTCATGTTTATGAGCTCCGCAGTGTTTGCACTTTACAACAGTTATCATATGTTCATAAACTTCACCCTGCACTCTGACAAATACAGTACCAAAGTGCTCTACTGACTGGCATCCCCACATAAAGCAAAGTATTTTATTTAGTATGCGGTCCATATTAATAATCCTCCTGAGTTAATTCAATCACTGCATCAATAAAAAGCACAACCATTGCGTAGTGTGCTGTGAAAAATATAGCTAGTACTATGGTCATTTATTTAACTCCTCCCATTTTTCTTCAGTGAATTCTGTCCATTCCCAGGCATCTTTATACAAAGTGTCGATGTCATAGAAAACCTCATTGGATGGTGTAAGTATCGGTTCCTTATCTTCAACATGCCTAACGATAATTTCGCTCTCATCATCCGGGGGCATCTGCCCGGCGCAGTTAGTCCAGGTTATTTGCATATCAATGGCACTCACAATAACCACTATTGTATGAATAAGGCCCGCATTTTCCTTGCGGATCTTCCTTATTGTAATGCTGCCCAGGTTCGCCATACCAATCTTCTCCATCTCCGCAGCAATCGCATACAGATACATCAGTTCCGGGATTATGCCCGATCCAAGACGGAACCAACCCAACTAGATCATCATTCATGGCGTCAAGTTCTTTTTCAGGTATTTGATGTAGGTTTATGAATCCGAACCCTTCGCATCTTGTGCAGGTTATTGCCATCAATCCTCCTTAAACTCAGTGAATGAATACTCTGCGTTCGGTATGTTCCAGTCTGGTGCGGTTGTTACAAACATCTGCCATTCCTTTTCTATACCACACTCAAATAACTTTCTCACCCAAACCGGCTGACCTGTCATTGCCTGGCGTACTTTCATTTCTCTCAGCGGGTCGTCTGGGATAATCCAGTAATCCACGTTATAATTTTTTATCGGCCCATCTAGAACAAAGTAGTCATGTATTTTGTCGCTGTAAGTAAAACATGCTTCTGTTCCTGGCTTATACTCACCTCTTAATATATAGCCATGCTTTGCATTACTAATCTCAGCAATCTGCTCATCGCTGCCGTTGTATTCTTTCCATTCAGCCTTCACGAATAAAATCTCCGCAGATGTTACGCATAGAAATTCCGCTCCGTTTCAAGCTACCTGGTGAGCGAAGCTTGTAATTTATTTCATAACCTTCTGAGTTTATGAATAGCTCAACAGCTACTGTATGCGGGTCGCATTCATTTTGAAGTGCATCGCGTAAGTTTTCGATGGCTTCTTTAAGTTCTAGGCTCATCATTTATCCTTTATGTATTCAGCAATCTTATCCATAATATATTTGGCGTTACTGGATATATCTTTAAGTTCTATCACACTCAAGCTTAACTTATCATCCTCGTTAGTTAAGGGAATGTCGGTTTCCTTTACTTCGCGCCACACTTTATGCTTTCCATCAGTTTTCCCACCATAAGGCCAGCGCATCAATTTGCCTTCTTGCGATTCGTACCACTCTCCAAAACAAATCCTTCTTTCCTCATTCGTCTCCTCAAGCACTATCCTGCGCAGCTGGATTTTTTCTACGATTAACCAGGGCCTATTCATTAACCCCTTGGGCTTGCAGATTTCGTCTCCATACAAAATGTATTCCTCCTTGAGAGGCTTTCTATGTGCAACAGCCTTCCATCCTTCCGGCAATCCCTCTACTTCAATCGTTTGGGTTTTCATAAGTTATTCACCTTTTGTTTTTGTGATTTAAGTCGGTCAACTTGTGCTTGAGCATTTCTTATGCTGATGTCAAGTTGATCCATTAACCATTGTTTTGCGTCATTATAAGTTGTGAAATGTTTTAACCTTGATGACTCTTTAAGTTCTTTTAGCTCATATTCTCCACAATATCCTTTCTGAATATAAGTAATAAACTTATCAGTCTCTTTGATAACTTCATGTTCTGTTATTGTGTAGTTATGAACACATGACGCTTTGAATGTTTTCATAATCAATACACCACTAAGCCAAGCAGTACAAAGGATGTTGCTGTGCCTAAAATCATCCACAGATTAGCAATATCAGCATTTTTAGTCAGGCGCATACATCTATCAGCGTATCGTTTAGATTCGGCTTCTGCGGCCTTTGTTTCTTTGATGGCCTGGTCTCTATCCATTTTCACAGATCGCAATTCAGCGTAAAGACAATCCATTTCATTCTCAACTTCCTTAAGTTTTGTTCTTGCTGTACACATAATATTCTCCAAAGTTAGTAAACCATGACTTCCGATGATTTCCCGGTTATGATTTACAGCGGCACGGGTATTTTTGATTCAGTTAAAAATACTGTTTGCTATAAGGATATAGTTAACCAACATCATCGGCAATCTAGCCAGCGTCATGGATCTGGCTTTTTTCAATACAAGGAATTAGCCGCCTACCTTTTAATTCTGTTTAATTAGCATTTGTGGCATTTTAAATAACACATAAAACTGTTTTGTTTTAAAATCTCTTGTAGATAAAAATCCATTTTCTTTACCTTTCAGTCTATCTGCTGCTTTAATGGCTTTTTTACTCTTTATCCTATGCCACCGATTCGGGTGTTTCTCAAGAAACGTCAATAATGCGCGTTGGTTTTTCCCGTAGGTCATTTGAAATAATCCTTATCTAAGCTAGTTATAAATACCAGTACATAAATAGCAAGAGCAGTCTGCCAGTTAGTATAGAAACCTATGACAATATAGGCTAGCAAGCTTACAATAGCTGCTAATATCAGTAATGGTTTCATTTAGTATTGCCTCCACCACACAACGCAACAGACTTGCTTTCTACCAGGCATTCTTCATACTGCTGATTGCTTGTATACGCTATTGCTGCAAATATTATTGCGATTACAAGCCAAAGTATAGACTTGGTTAAATAAGCACCGTCTTGCGCTTTGTAGTGCTTCATGTCCTGATTAAATATTTCTTTCATTTCGGAGCCTCCGGTGTTTTTATTGGCATTACGTGTGTTATGGTTCCCACCCATAATTTATAACAAGTCTCGTCTACATAAAATTTCCCAGCATGATAAAAGTTAAGCATAGGAACTCTGTCACTATGCACCACAAAACAATAGCATTCATGATTTTCGCTCTTGAACCCCTCTATGGTTTGCCATTGCTGGTCTGGTAGTTCTTTGCATTCACGGTTAACTAACTTATGTAAAGTTTCAATATGCAAATCAAACTCTGGATTATTTACACTAAGTTCTTTTAATCTTTCATCACTAACATATTTCATTTCATCTCCCAATGTTTAATTGATAGTTAATTATAATATTGTCTTATGAATAATGCAATAGGTAAAGTGAAATTAATAATCAACTTTTATCAATCCAGGCGTTGGATTCTTCTCGTAATATTCAATACGCATATTATTTGCTTTTAATTTAATATCTTGGAACATCGCGCCATCTAAACATGATTGAGCAGCATCAACAAAAAAGTCAGAAAACTTCTTATTCCCTTCTTTTGCAGCTTTGTTCCTTACACCGATTTCTTTACATACTAAATTATGCTGATGGCCTTTCAGGCGAAGCGCATATTTCGCTTTATATATCCACTTGTCATCTTGAAAATCATTTTCATCAAGGTGTTTTCTTGTTAGGCTGTAATTGTCTATCTGTGTTTTTATGTCAATTAGTTCTTTGCGCAGACATATCTGAGCATTCTCTAATTCTTCGTTTGTCATTACTGCTGGTACTTTATCCATAATATCTCCTTGTGATTACGTTAAATTTTCTTCGCTAAATTTCTCAGTTCAACAATGCGCCCAGCTTCCCGTAACTTACTAGGCGATGCTGACTTGATGAGTTCAATCGCTATAGCGCATAAAGTTTCCAGTTCTACGCGCTCATCAGGCTCGATAACTTCTTTGCTGAGGATATCTTTGCACCTATCTGCCCAGTGAATAGCGTTTTCGATTTGTTCTTTTAGTGCGCTCATTATTAATTATTTAATGATAAAAAGAATTCTTCTAGATCATTCAAAGAAACTGAGTAGTCAAGCCACTTGCTGTTACCAACGCATGAAACAGAAACCGTCTGCAATCCTTTAAAAAACTCACTTGGTACTAATAAAACAGTCTCTACATTTTTGTTATCATCAAGACAAAAACAGCACACAAAATCACATTCAAGAGTCTGCTTTTTAAAACTGAATGCCCATGATTTTGCAGAATACTTTTTTGATAAACATCTTTTCATTGAACATTTAACATCAACTTTAAAACCATTAACTTCAAAATCATGCTTATACTGCCACTTAATATGGTTCATGCTAATAGCAGAAGGAACCGAAAGTTTAAATAATTCTTCCGCCTTTGCAGATAATTTATCTCGGTCTGATCCATATCTAAGCTTATCCCCTATTACATTTACCCCTTGATTTTTAAGCCTACAATATAAAGTCTGCCATTTAATGCCTAGTTCATTTGCGGCAAGTTTTAAATTCATATGCTTTAAATATGCTTCACTCTCTATAGTCATGATATGTCCTAATAATAAAAAGTGAAGTATATCATCAAAATGGTATCAAGTCATCATCTAAATCACCAAACCCGCCTGATTGAGTCTCAGTCTTTGTGCGTTCGCTTGGCTCGGAATTGCCTTGCTTGCTGCCTAGCATTTGCATACTGTTTGCGATGATTGATGTGGAGTATTTTTCTACTCCGTTTTTATCGGTGTATTT